CAGAGCCGCGTACACGCCATCCGGAAAACTGTCGTACGGCATGTAGCAGAGGTACGACATCAGCGCATAACAGGCCGCCTGCGTTTGCCGGATTACTTGCAGCGAGTCCTGTGTTTCCTTCGCCAGCGACCGAACCACATCGGCGCTCAGTGTCCGCACCTCGCCGCCCATCCGTGCCAGCAGTGCGCGCCGCTCTTCGATAGATTTCATCCCTGCTCCTTTTCTCCGTCACCTGGCGGAGTGCCTTTGCCACCGCCGAATCCGTTCTTCACGATGTGCTTTACCGTCGCCATCGCGCCCTGCATGAAATGTTCGTCAAGCTCCACCGGCCCCGGATTCCGGTTCGATTCAGCCCGGCCTTCATTCGGCGAGATCTCTCCGGACGCGATCTCCACGGCGTGCGTCTTTGCGACCGTCAACATGTCGCCGCGATACAGCGCCCGCATGTCGTGCCTGCAAGTCAGCGCGTCCATCGACCCCAGAATTGTCAGATCGATCTTCTTTTCAATGCGCTCGCAAACCGGAGCAACCGTGTGTTTGGCGTACTTGATGTCCTCCTGTTCGGAGCTTGCGTACGTCGAAGCCTTTCCGCCTGGATCGCCCATCATGCTCAGCGGCATATCGAACAGCCTGCACGCCTGAGCTACTGATAAGTTCGATCCCTCCACGTACTGAGCATCCTGTGGAGACATCTTGAACTCATGGAGCTTTAATCCGCCGTATCCGAAGAACGGCTTACCGGCGTTCATCATCGCGCCAGTGGTTTCGCGGAACTTCTCCATGAACTGCTCGCGGTCTTTGATCTGACCGTCATACTCGATCCAGTACGGAGGCTTTCCGCCCTGTCCGTAGAACCTGCCCAGATACTCTTCGGCGTCCAACCCAAGCCCCAGAGCCTGCCGCGCCAGCGTGATCGGAGAGTAGCCCATCACGCCGTCAAACCCGAGATACGGAATGTGCAGGATCTCGCCCATCGCCGCCGAGTAGATCCCCGGCTGCACTGGCACCGCGTACGGATTGTGCGGGAAGTACCTGTACACCAGGTCACCGCCAAGCCGTGTCCTTAGCACCTGCACATACGACGGCTCCAGCGGCCATACCTCAACCACCCGGCCCGCACCGTCCCGCTTCGTGAAAGAGTAGTGATTGCCCCACAGTAAGAGGTGCGCAACCATAACCTCTCTCCACTGAAACGAGGTCATCTCCGGATTCGGCTGTTCCTTGAGCAGCCGGAACCGGTAATCGCTTGTCGCCGGCTCTTTCGTGTCCGAGTTAACCCCGGTGTTCCGGTAGGTCACCAGCGGACACGACGCCACGCTCTTAGCGATCTTCGCGACGCATCCGTACACCGGAATGTACTGCATCGCCGTCGCCGGACTTACCACCCGGCCGCTATACGTCCCGGCGCCCTGATTCAGTAAGTGCCAGACCGGAGAGCCGATCCGTCCATCCGCCAACGATCCAAGAGTGGAGATGTCGCGTTGAGCCACTCCAGGTAGCGAGTGCCCCGCCCGTTGCATAAGCGATCCGAGAGTTTCAATCACAGGTTGAGCACTCCAAAGTCATGAGTTTTCCCTTCAGCGAACAGCGCCACACGGAGAGCCATGATCATCGCCACCGCGGCATCGATCTTGTTCTCCGGTTTTTCTTTCCGCGGGTAAATGTTTTTCTTGGCGTCCTCGACACCAACCACGTTCCCGACTTGCCAGGTCAAACACGGATCTCCGGAATGATGCAACCGGCCCGCGAGTATCAGCGCCTCCGATGTTTTCATCGGCTCGCTGAGGTTCTGCACGCCCATCCGGCACTCCTCCATCGGAGCGCCCTCAGCTTCCATCCGTTGCCGGAACTGCTCTGCGTTCCAGGGATCGTAAGCCACCGCCTGGACATCGAACCGCCTGAGATCTTCCTTCAGGTGATCCTCGATAGTGGCGTAGTCAATCGCCGGCCCCGGAGTGAGCGTCAACAGCCCCGCTTCATTCCACTCCGTGTAGTGCTGGAGGTTGATATTCTCTTCCGACTCCAGCACCGCATCAGGCAGGTAGTGCGAAGCAAACACGTAATAGTGTGCCTGCCCACCTTCCATCCGCCGGAACACGATGGCCTTCGCCGCGATGTCTACCTTGCTCGAAAGGTCGAACGCAATCCAGCACTCACACCCCTCGAACTCCGCCAGCGTGACATCCCGGTAGCACTTCCCTATCCACGCGTCGATGTTGTAGAACGCCGAAGCCGCCGACACCCAAACATCGAGCCGCTTCGTGAGGAAGTTGTTCTGAGACCGAGCCGACTGTACAGCCTTCCGCGCCAGTGCCGCGATATCCGCCGCCAGCACCGATACGCCGTAGTTCGGATTCGCTTTCCGCCAGGCCGCTTCGCTCTTCCAGTCATCTCCGGCCACCACGTTCCCGTCCGCATCCTTCGTCGGAAGGTCGATGGTGTAGATGACGCCGAAGTACCGGTCATCCTCATGTTGTTTCTTGAGGATCTTGCAAACGTACTCGCGTTGCTCGAAGCACACGCCCTGCTTGTTACTGCCCGCCGTCGTGATGCGCCACTTCAACGGCTGTCGCCGCGATCCAGTCGCCGAGTCCAAAACATCATGCACGGCCCGCGACTTGTGCGCGTGCAACTCATCGACCGCTACGAAGTGGATATTCAGGCCGTCAAGCCCGTCTTCATCCGATGACAGAGCGCGGAACTCAGTGGCGCCGTCCTCAATGAAGATCCGGTGTTTCTCAGTCTCGACTCCGAACCGCCGCTTCAGGCCCGGACACTTCATCACCATCCGGCGCGCCACGTCGAATACGATCCGCGCCTGATCTTTCTTCGTGGCCGCGGAGTAGATCTCCGCCCCCGGCTCACCTTCGCACATGCAGTACAGAGCAACGCCGGATGTCAGAGTGCTCTTGGCATTCTTGCGGGGAACCTCGATATAAACGTCGTAAAATCGGCGGTTCCCATCGGCGTCAACCCAACCGAAAACCGTCGTAAGGATGAAAACCTGCCACGGCTCCAAAAGCAGAGCCGCCGTTTTCCACTTGCCCTTGATGTGCGGCAACAGTTCGATGAACTTGCAGACCCGAGCCGCTTTATCCGGATCGAAGTGGAACGGCGGATTCTTGACCGCGACATTCCACCGCGCAAGATCGTCTACCTGCCGTTGGCAGGCAAGCCGAATCCACTCGCACGCCGGAACCGCTCCCGACAGGACATCCGCGATGTACTGGTTTGCGATAGCGACGTAATCGCGCTCACAAGCTCCCCCACGGATCGTCATTAGGTTTTTTCTTTTCCTCTGGAGCGATTCGAGCGCGCAACCTGGCTACCGGAGTCCCGCCGATTGCGATCAGCGCCGCCAGCAGTTCCTTTCGAGTCGCGTTCTTCAGCCGGATCGACTGGAGGCGAATATCCGCATCTTCGGTTTCGTACGATTCCAGCGCATCCAGATCTGCCTCATATCCGGCCGCAACCGCAATCGACCGCGAGTCAAGCTGCTGGAGAGGAACTCCGGCCGCCGCCATATCCGTCACTAAACTTGTCCATTTCTCCGCGACAGGTTTTGATAGCCACTTGGGACAGGTGGGTAGTTGCCCGATCTGCTCTACAGCCGGCGAAATCTTGCCTTTTCCAACTTTCCCAATCACCGCAAGTTTCTGTTTCTTAGCGATTTCCCGTCGCCCACGCACCGAATTCGGATTCCGCTGTGGACCTCTCATTCCCATGTCAGAGTCAGCCTTCCAGAAAACCTGTGACTTGTTCAAAAACCTGTCCGCGCGTGAAAGACACGTGGGCAAGGTCGTAGCGGCCCTTCGCTTAGAGATCCGAACCACCCTACCGGCGGACGGCCTTAACCGTTAAGAATCAATCGATAGCGCCCCTTGCCCGCAACCTGTAAAACCTGTTCGCTACCTGTTCGATGGAGCGTTCCCGAAGGCCCCTTCTTCGAGTGCCGCCTTCTTCGAATTGCACGCCAAACACAGCGCCTGGTGATTCGACTGATCCCAGAACAGCCCGTAATCCCCGCGATGCGCCTTGATGTGATCCACGCACTCCGAAGCCACGATCCGTCTGCCATGGTCCCCGTAAGGATCGACGCACAGTGGATGCTCCCTCAGGAACTGCAAGCGATACCTCCGCCACCGGCCGTCGTACAGTCCGTGCCACTCCGACGCCCGCGCGCTCCGCCTTCCAGGACGATGCACCGGGCAAGGCTGGAACTCCGCACACACCGGACATCGACGCCTAACCGCGCCCGCCACGCCGCGCCCTCAGTTCCGCCATGCACCGATAGAAGGTACACTCGGCACAGGTCGATGACTCATAGGCAGCAAGCCGATACTCGATCCCCTTGCGCAGTAACCGAATGTTCGTCCGATGCCCGCACGCTTGCCGGACGTTCACCTCGACAGACGCGCGCATAAAGCGCCACACCTCGAACCGCGTCCACTGATCAGCCAGCCACTCCCGCAGACTCCGCCTCGTAACGTTGGTTGTATCGGACAATTGCAGCCTCCAGGTTGACGCCGTATCGAGCTTCGAACTTCGCCTTGCCCAGCGCCTCAATCGACGTGCGCGAGCCGTGGCCGATCATGTGATACTCCGGCGCCAGTGGAACCGTCCGCCTGTCGTTTTTGGGTTCGCCACACCGCCGTACGTGGTGAACCGTGGCGCGCCGTCCCGACACCATACACGCCTGCTTCGCCATCCATCCAAGGTAGGCAGTGTCCGTAACGCGCCCACGCCTTGCCGTTCCCCGCCGCGCCTTGACACGCTTGAGACCGAACACCGCCATCAGTGCATCCGCCGCGCCGTGCTCATTCGCCATGTCATCGATCCATTCCGCCAGGCCCCGGTATCACCACACCCATCTCCGCGCCGAGTCGCCGGCACTGCTCGATGTATTCGGTGAACTCAGCCGTATCCAGATCGGCCGTACTGCGGACCGTTGGCAGCTTCACCCAACTCGCCGCCGTATCGTGCTCATCTTGTGTGTGGGTTTGCAAAAAGCGCCATTTCAGCGCATCGTGCATTTCTTCCGTCTCGTAGCCGATGTGCTCGGCGAGCAACGGAATCACCACCGACCAGTAATACGCGTTCTGGCTAAGCGACCGTGCTTGCCGATGCTTGCTGAGCCGAAGGTCGATCTCCTTGCCTTCCAAACGCGCGATGAGAGCAGCGAAGTCTTCCTTCCGTTCCAGGCCGATCCTTCCGTTCTGGATCAACCCGCGGAATACCGGTGTAGGGTGCTTCGCCATAGCCGAAAATCACTTCCCCTGCTTTTTGGTGTGCGTTGCGGATTCCGAAGTCCACACAGAACACGTAACCGCGCTCCTGGAGGAATCGACACGCATCCGCAACGTCCGGCTCAACCTTCAAGCGGAGATGCGCGCAAACGGAATCAAAGTCCATTGCGCTCCGCCTCCAACTCGATAATCGCCGAACCCGCCGTCTCGATGGCGTTGCCCGTTACGAAATCCTTGCCGTACCGGAATCCCTGCGATTCCAGCATCCGGCAGGCGTCCGCCACGTCCTCTTTCACGCTGACACCGTATTTTCGGAGAGCTTCGTCAAAAGTCATCGTAAATACCGGCGCGGGGAGAATCGGATCTCTCCGACGCTCCCCGCTCATTGTTGCGATTTGGGATTCAACGCTGTGGCCTGTCATCTGGCCCGGCACAGCCTGCTATAGGTTGCTTGATCCGGATATTTAACGCTTCGATGTCAGGTCCCAAATCTCTACGTCATCGCGTTTTAAGAATTTCGCTGTGTTCAGGATTGTGCAGGCGGTGCAGATTCGAACTGCCATCCCACGCATACCAGCCGCGCAGAATTGATCCGTGACCCTTACCTCTGGCTAGGCTTGTTATCTCGCCCTGAACCGCTCATCGCCATTCGAGCATTTCCGCCAGCACACTTCGGTATGCGATCCGAAGAAACGAGCCGATAGTCCATCAGGACAACGGAGGCTAACCCGGCCGTGAGGGTTACTGTCCACCCTCAAAGTCTTGGCAGTCCAGGCCGCCCATCGCCTTTAGCGCCCCTTGGCGCATATGCGAGTCCCCGCAAAAACATCCGCTCGCTCGATGTTACAGGCGCTCGATGCCTGCATGTGGTTGCGAGTTTAAACGTCGTAGCTACCACCAATCCCCGACGCCTGCCGCATCCGAATCACCGTACTCAGATCCGGTCGCGGGTACCAATCCGCCAAGTCCTCACCGCCGTCGATCAGCTTAATCAGCCGATCCTCAACCGCGCTTGCCCGTTCGTAGAAGTGCGGATGTACCGTCCCGCCTTCACTGGAGATCGCACCGGTCTTGCGCGCCATCAGCTCACCGCCTGTGAGATGCGCGCTCTATTTAGCCTGGCGGACTCGTTATATCCGCCCTTATCCATGAGTTGCAGGAAAGCCGACGCGCATACCTGATTCAGCGATTCCAGAAACACGTCCCGCTCTGGCATATCTTCCGATTGCTTGCCGCCAAATAGCAGAGCGTCATAGATATCCGGCGGAGGACATTGAGAGTCAGCGGGACGCTCAAGATTAGGCGGCGCTTTATGCTCGTTCGGAGCCTGTGTAGGCACTAGCCCTTTGCCGCTTTTAGCCATCCCGCTTTTCCCTCTCGCCTGTACTAACGTTTGAGACCCACCAAAACCCGCCACCTTTTCTAAATTATTTTTCAGGTGACTTTCAGCATTAGCCAGCGCGCGCTCCACCGTTCGCAGTCCGATCCCCATCGTTTCAGCAGTTTCGACAGCCGTATATCCGTCCCAGTACATATGGAAAACTACGCGCCTCTGATGCGCTGTCAGATTCTGGAACTCATCCCAGAGTGTTTGGATAGAAGTCGTCATTACGCCCACCGCTCCGCGCGCTCACGGCTCCACTCTTCATGTCCCTGCCGGAGCGCATCAACGGCACTAAAGAAAAACGGGTCTTTCCACGTCTTTCGCGCGTCCATATCCGGAGAGTCGTCAATCGCGGTAAAGGTCTTATTCTCCCGGAGCTTCCGCCGTAAGAAATCCAGCATGGAATTACGCGCAATCCGCTTAACCAGCGATTCCGGCCCCTCAATGCCCGACAGAAACACAGCGACAACCCCCTCTTGCTGGAGGTCATCCACGTCAACATTGCCGGGCAGTCCACGCCGCCGCATCCCGCGCAGAATCCCATTGACAATGGCAGTTCGCTTGTCCAGACACACCTGTCCCACTGATGCTGTTTCCATGTTGTTTGTATTCCGGGGTTTAGTTAGCGCCCACTCGCGATACGCTCCCGATTTTTCCGAGCGCTTTCGTTGTATCCGCCTGCGTCCATGAGTTGCAGGAATGGTGCCGAAGCGTTGTACTCGATATCCCCCCAGAAGTTATCAAGCACCTCACGCGTAACCTTCCGCGCCTCCCGAACCCGCTTCTGCCAATCGATGGCCAGTGGGATATGCGCCGTCTCCCGGCTCACCAGTAACACCGGAAACGCATCAGGTGCTGGACTCTCCGACAGTGCCGGCTGTCCACGGAAGGCGTATCGCACGGTATCCCACGAAGCCGAAGTACGCTCCCTGCGATCCCTATCGATAGCCTGGATTACTGTCTCTGGAGATCTATGGATTCTCACAAACCCCTCCCCATGATGAATACAGGCCTTCCAGCGCATCTCCCCTGATCGCGCCGCGCCGCACGGCGCCGTGGAGTCTCCGGATCTATCCAGGTTGCGATTCGGCGTATCAGCCGCGCCGCCTCACTCCTCAAAATTATGACGCGGTTTAAACGCACCCGTCCCGTCGCTGTCGTTTCCATGATTTTCTCTTCTAGATGCTTCTTGTATTTAAGACACTACAATACATAGGATCAACCGCATGTTGACCTCGTTTGACTTGCTAGTTAACTTCAAGTCAACTACCGCAAGTATAGGTATCGACTAGCCAGTCTCGCCCTGAAAGATCCCTATTCGGAGTCGATTATCTCCGCGATCACGTCCCCGTGGCAGGCGGCCGGCTTACACCAGCAGCCGAGCACCTTCCCGCGGAGTTCCCGCCGAGCACGCGCCACCAACTCCGGTTGAGAGAGAAACCACTCCCGGAACCTGGCTATCGCCTCCGCCCGGTTCGCCACCTTGAACTTCGCCAGCGTTCCCGCCATGTGGCTGAAAGGATTCCCGTACGGAGACGGCCGCCCGATGTACACCTCGAACGCCTCTCGCCTGCGGTTTACTACGCGCGTCATCTCTCCGGCGCCCCGTAGAGTTCCATCGCCCGCACGGCGATTGCCGCCAGCTTGCGCACCACATCCAGCGCAGCATCGGAGCCGGGGATTCCACTCCAGGCGGCATCGGCCAGCCGCATGTAATGCCGGAGCATCGTCAGTAACTCGCCGAACTCATGCGCCCGGCGTAGTGCGGTAAACCGTCCCCCGCTGCCACTTTCCTGACATTCACGCTCGGCGTCGATGGCCGCATAGACGCTGGCACGCTCCAACCTCACACCGTTGAATACCCGCGTGACCTGGCCATTGCGGTAGCTGATTCCGTTTTCCTCCATGCACGCCACGGCCAAAGAGGCGAATT